TTACTCAAAGGTGCACTGAGCGGGGTTGGGGCCGACACAGTGCGGCAACAGCGTGCCTTCCGCTTGCTTCTGCCACTTCCACGCAGCGCCGACGGGCCGGATGGGAGACGCGGTTTTCAGCGCCATCCTCATGCCCGACGCCTTCTTGCCGACATAATCGCAAGCCACGAAATTCTTGGCATTGACGATATACGCTTCCTGAAAGACCACCCGCCCCAGGTCCGCCTCATCCGGGCGTTGTTGCATAAATCGAATTTGAAGACACAGGTCCACCTATGATCTTGAATTCAGTCGATACGGACGGAATGCGGGCGAGCGAGAGCCGCCATGCGGTTGAGCACGCCCGCACGAATCGAAACCTCGGTTGCCTGGGAGTCAACTTTGCGCGCCCACAGGCAGGGACCGGTGAGCGTCTTGAGCCGGTACATCAGGTTCTCCACCAACGAGCGCCGGTGGTAGCCGCTAGCCTCCTTCCATTCGCACCTGCTGGTCTTGGCAATGGCGTCGATGGCAGCGTTGCGCCATGCCACGGCATGCGCAGCTCGATGAGCCGCAAAGGCAACTGCTGGGACAACGCCCCGACCGAGAGCCTGTGGGGCTCGCTCAAGGTTGCACGCTTGCACGGCAGGCGCTTCCCCACGCGCCGTGAGGCGATGGACGAGGTGATCGACTGGCTGAGCTTCTACAATCATCGGCGTCTGCATTCGACGTTGGGCTATCTCAGCCCGATGCAATTCGAGCGGGCCTGGCTTGCCTCCCAGCAGCAGCGGGCGGCATGATGACGGCCTCGGCTATGGGATACGAAGTTCGAGGGCAAGCTCACAACGGGGCGCACGACGCGGGGCTAAAGTTGGCGCTATCCCACGGTGTAGCAGTACCGAAAACAGGGCGCTGACCCATCTGTAGGGAGCCGTTAACGCCGTCGATGATGGCGTTAAGTTTTTCCATGCCGGTACGTACGGTGTCCCCGTCCGTAGCCGATGGTGGCGTCCCTAGGTCTACGCGTTGATAGCTCAAGCGCTAAAGACCTCCGTGAATGTAACGTCGAGCTGGTACAAGTCCCCACCCTTGGGGCTGACGGTGTATGAGCCCGCGCGGAATAGACCTTGTGCGCTCAGCGGTGGCGTCCAGAAGAACGACCGCACGCCGAAGAGGCCGTCAAGGAATGACTTGATTGGTGCGATGTATGCGGAGTCGCCTGCAAAGGAAAGAGGCCAGGTATCGGCCCTGTTGTTAATGCCGTTCGCCACTGCCTGCGAGTACCCATCCCCGAACTGAGCAACCCGAGTGGAAAACTTCGTCTCGCCGGTTGGTTCGATCAGCGGAGACCATGTGAAAACTGGGGCTGCTATGCGCACCTCCTTAGATTTGTCCGTACTTCATCTGATAGGCGTACCCGCCTTGGCCGCGCATGTTTTGACCCATGCGCTTGTCTACGAACGCTTGCACGAGTGAATGCAAATCCTTGGCGTCCTTCTCGCTTAGGCCGTCGTTACCCTTGCCGTGATTGACTGTCACGGATACAGGCGTAGTGCCTGCGGCTCGGCCTGCTTGGGTGTCGTCGGTGCCGACGTAGCCACCCGAAGCGAAGTGCGCGACTTGGCCTGAGTTGATGGCCTCAAGCAGCGACCGGTATTTGCCAGTGGCCGCCGCGTTCACGACGAACTCTCCATTCGAGAGATGGGCCGGTACGCTGTCGCTTTGGCCCGTGCCAGGACCGACGACGTGGCCGCCGTCTGCCAGGAACACGCCCGTAGTAGTTGCACCGCCGAAAGAGCCAGCGACCGAGCTAGCGCCGTTAAACGCGGTGCCTGCTGCGGCCCCACCGAACGCCCCACCGAACGCCCCCATCACAGATCCGAAAATCTGCATGGTTGCCTGCTGCATAGCGATCTTGGCGAGGTCGGCCAGAATGGATGCGGTCATGTCCTTGAAGCTGAGCTTGCCCGTCGTAACGAACTGCTCAAGCCCGCTTTGCATGTGCGTGTAGACGGACGTGAATCCTTGGCCCATCGCCTCTGCTGCGGTTTTGCCGTCTCCCACAATCCGCGTCACCGAAAGCTGCATTTGGTCTGTGTAGCTCTCTCGAATCTGGCGGCGCTGCTGCTCGTACTGTTGGTACGCTGCTAGCTCGTCCTCGTACGTTTTTTGGACAACCGCGGTGCGTCGTTGACGCTCCACCTCGTCGCCTTCATTCGGATACTGATCGCGGATGGCTTGAATCTGCTGCTCGTACTGCTCGCGCAGCTTGAGGCGCGTTTGGTACGACTGCGCATCGTCGCGTGACATGAAGGGCGTTTGCAGCGAGGCCGCATAGGACTCTCGCTGCTTCTGTACCGCTCGCTCCTGAGCCGCCTCGAATTTCTCGAATGCGTGTTGTCGCTTGGTGTACTCGCGACTGAGCGCGTCGGTAGCCTGCTGCGTCGCCAGGACATGCGAGGCTTCAATCCGGTCTAGCTCCTGCTGCGCAGCCTGTGCCGCTGCAATGTGGTGCTTCTGCCGGGCGAGTTCTACGCGCTTGCGCTGTATCGCCTCTTCCTGGGCGTACGCCTCGTCGTTGATCTTGATGACGCGCGCGTAATACTCCTGATAGGAGAGGGCGCCCGTATCGAAGTCGGTTTTTGCGCGGGAGAGAGATTCCTTGCGAGTCTCTTCAATGCGCTTGAGTTGGGTCTGTAGCTCCGCAAGCTGCCCGTCTAACGCGTTCTCGTCCTTCTTCTTCGCGCCGGCACCGCCCTTGGCGAAATTGAGTTCTTTCTTTTTGCCGTGGTGATCCTCGCCCGCAATGGGGGCGGTCGGAGTGTCCGACCACAGCTTAGACATGAACGTCGCGTAGTCCGTGCCTTGCTTCTTGAGGTTGGCGTAGCCATTCGCAGCAGCAATGCCCGCAATGCGGAAATTGCCGTGCAATACTTCGTTGGCGGTTACAGCGATAGTCGCCAGTCCTTCGGACAGTTGCTGAAAGCCGACGACTAGTGTCATTGCAGCCGACGTTACCGCGCGGAAGATAAAGAGCACGCCCTTGTAGAAGTCCTCAATCATCGGGCGCATGCTGGCGTTGCCGGAGAACGCCTCGGTAACAGCGATGATCGCGGGCGCAAGCTGTGCCTTGGCTGACAGACTGGCCGCATCCATGCGCGCTTTCGTAGTCTTCAAGTGCTCATCGAGCGCCGCGAGGTGAACGACTAGGTTTTGATCCAGTACCGCGCCGGCGTCCTGAGCATCCTTGCCCAGCGCTCGTAGCGCGTCTCCGCCCTTGTTCAGAAGGGGGATGAGCTTTTCGCCTTCGGCACCGAAAATTTCATGCGCGATAGCTGCCTTTGCCGCACCATCCGCCGAAGCTGCGAACGCGTCCGCGACCTGATACAAGGTCTCCTGCGGGCTCTGAGATTTGAGCTTCTGCATCGAGATGCCGACAGCAGTGAACGCGGCGGCGGCATCCTTGTTGTCATGCAGAGCCTTATTTTGTGCCTGGGTGACTTCCTCCAGAGCCTTTGCGGACTCCTTCGCATCCACTCCTACAGTCTTGGCAGCGTACGACCACTGCTGCACTGTGTCGGTAGACAGACCCGTGACCTTGGACACGCGCTCAACCGTATCGCCATACTCGGCCAGCACCTCCGCCGCGTGTATGGTCTTTTCAATTGCAACCGCGTTGACTGCGACGAAGGCAGCGATAGACAGCGTGGTCTTATTGAATAACTTGCTCAGGCCGCCCGTGCGCTCACCCAACACCATGAGCGAGCCGCCAAACTGCTTGAAGTTGCCTTGCGACAACTCGTGCATAAGCACCATGATTTCACGGCGGGCACCGTTGGTCGCAAGGTTAAAGTGATCGGTCTCCTTGGAGGCTTCGGCAATCGCTTTCACGTGCCCTGACATTGCCGAGCTAATGCCCAAGGACTCAGCCCGCATCGCTGCAAGTTCGGCCTTGGTCTTGCCTGCCGTGGTCGCCATGCGGTCCATCTGCGCGACTGCTGATGCAATCGCATTTACCTGCTTGGCGGTAGCGGCGCCGGACTCTTCTAGTGCTTGCTGGAAAGCCTCTTGTCGGGCTTTCGCTTGGTTGACGGTGCCGCCGTACTGATTGAGTCGATCCCGGGCCTTCTCAATGGCCGTCGTCAGGCCCGAGGAATCGCCCGTGATCTTGATCGATGTTGTTCTATCCGCCACGCTCTAACGCCTCCAATATCTTCGCCTCTGCGGTCTGTAGGGCCTGCTCCTTTTTTGCGTCGAAGGAAGGGCGAATAAACGGGCTTGCCGCCATCTTTGACGTGCCGTATTCGAGCCAGCGGGCCACGTCAGCGAGGCGCATACCGGGCTTGCCGTTCTTGCGGTTTCGAGCCCGGCCAATGAAGGTCGTTATGTAGGTGGCAACGACGCCTGTACGTGATTCCTCAGGGACGTACGCGACAGTCACGCTGCGCGACAAGTCGCCCGTGCGTCGAGGCGCACGCAATACGACTTCCTGCTTGAAAACGGTGGCCGCAGCCGCGATTGCCTGACGCAATGCGGACTCACTCGCCGCGCTCTCCGCCCCCTTCAACAGGTCGGAAACCGCGTCCGGGTTCTCTACGGAGAACGAATTTTTTGCCATGCTTCTTTGCCTCCGCGAGGTTCACACCGAATAGCGCTGCCACGGCTTCCGCAGGAGGCGGGCCGCTAGGTTTCTCTTTCTCTTGAGCCCACGGAACGAAATCGATAGGGGCGAAGGCGGGGACGTTGGGGCCGCGATTGACGTTAGCGATTACGCTGGAGACGATGCCTGTGCGTAGGTCTTCGACGCGATCCCCGAAGGGCTCCAGCGAATAGAAGGCGATCCACTCACCAAATTCCGCCGAAGTCATGGCGCGCTGTAGTTCGTCAACAGTGCGCCCGAGTTTTAAAGCCAGCCGGAACCACATCAAGCGCTCCGGGCTGGCCTTCAGTTTTTTGCTGCGTCTGCCTCGGCCTTGGCGCCGATGCGGTTAACCTGCATGGCGATTTGGGCAACCGCGGTTAGTGCGTTGGCGTCCGTATCCCGCAGCGCCCGCACATCCTCGGCAGAGAACATGGGCGTATGGTCGTCGTTTACGACGGTCGCGGTGACAATGGCGGCCTCAAAGTGCGAATTGCTCTTGTCGCCCGCTTCGACGATGCGAAAGAACTCGTCTCGTGCGGCGCCCGTCATTACGCGGAACTTCAATACGTCACAGAGGACCGGCACAAGGTGCTCTTTCACCTCTGCACGTGCGGCCTCAAAGAACTTAGCTTTATCCATGCTGCTCCTTGAAAGGGTGGGCCTGAGCCTCTCGAATCAATCGTTCAATCTCGGGGCCAGCGTTGCGGCGTACTTCGTTCATCGCGGCGCTGACAGCGGCTTCTAGCCAGGCGGGAGACTGCGCAGACAATTACGCAGCCGGGGTCACGGTAATGTCACCCGTGATTTCTAGAACGATGTTGCCCTTGTACACAGAGTCCACCTTTGCACTGATCGGGAATTGCATAACGAAGGCCATGAAGACCAGCGTCGAGCCGTCCGAGAGCGTCACGCGAAAGCCGGTGAGTGCGCCCGACTTCTTCGCGGTCAGCAGCGCCATATGGGAGGGCTCTTTGAGGTTAATGTCCGTCGCCAGCGTCACCGATCCCCAGTCTTGCAGGCCGAGGATCTTCTCTTTCGCAGTGCTGCTCAGGGTCGTGGTGTCAATCGCAGTCGCCTTGCCGTCGAAGCCGCTAATGTCGGAGACGTTGGTAACTTGCGTGTAGGTCGGAGTGGCACTGCCCGACGAAATTTCAATCTTGGTGCCCTGAGCGCTCAGGGCGGTGGACGTCGTGTTCGACAAGTAGTGAAGTCCTTATGAATAGGTAACGGAGAAGTCGAGACGAGAGCCATAGAGCAGCGTGTCCGACTCGTAGGAGCTGGTGGGGGCGCCGATGGGCACAGCGCGAGTGGGTGGGTTGGCAAGAAGCGCGCGCACTTGCGCCATGACTGCGGAGGCTTCCGCGCGGGTGTGTGCCCACACGTTGAGTTGCATGCGTGCGTTGAGCGTCTGCGAGACGCCATCGAGCGATGTGTAGTCGTTACCGCCGACCGCCTGATAGGTGATCCAGGGGGCAGGCGTTCCAGGGGGTGCGAGATCGGGGAAGACGTTGCCTCCCACGAGAGCGGAGAGCGCGCCGTAGACGATGGATTCCGCGGTCGCCACTACAGGGCCTCCGCGTTTTCAGTGCACGCAAGGTCTGTGTACTCCCGGCGATCAACGCCAGGAAGAACGGACGCGACGTGAAAGACGACACCCTGTGCGATTGCGCGGTCGCCGGCGAGTACGTCAGTGCGGTAACGGATGCGAATGGACGCCGTGCCCTTATCGAGCAACGTACCGCCCTGTACACGGCCGATACCGGAGATTTGCCGGACGCTGCCCCATACAGAGGCGTACTCTGTCCATGCGTTGAGCGGTTGGCCGGTGGTGGGGTCTCTGCCGGATGTTTTGCGTTGGAGGGATACCTTGTTGCTCAGCGAGCCTGCACGTACGCTTTTCTTACGTGTTGTTCGGGAGCCGCTACGCGCCATTAGAACGGCTGGAACTGCCCAAGGAACTGGATGTACTGGTCTGGCTTCATTTGGAGGGCGACAGGCTTGTCGCTGGCATCCTTTACGGTGATGGCCACTTGCGTACCCTCGTCCGTGCCGACGTGTTGTGCACCGACTGCAGCGGCCTGTCGAGCAGGCTGCGACATGATCGCCCGGTAGGTTTGACCGAGCGTTTGGTACTGGTCATAAATCGAAATTGTGTTTGCTCCTTATGCGAGTGCGGGCGTTCGGTCCCGCGCCAGGATGGACGTAACAGCGGGGCCGATGGGGTCGCTGTCTCCCTCGCGGTCTTCAAACATGCACGCGAGCACCAACAGCGTTGCTGACTGGATGTGCGGAGGGAACGGGGCAGACGCTCCGTCATACGGCCACGGGTTGGGCCATTTCAGGTAGCTAGCGACAATCGCAGAGGCGCCAGGAATGATCGTCGTTGTTAGCTGTGTATCCGAGTCGCTATCTGCAATACGCAAGTGGTCTTTGGCCTGCTGTAGGGACACGATGGGCGTCATGCGTTTGCGTCCTCCAGGTCTTGCGCGTTGCTGTCGTTGCCTTCTTCCTGTGGGTCCGTCTGCGGGCCGCTCGCAGCGCTCTGTGCAAATGGGTCGCTAGCGTCACGCTTTGCGAGTGCCGCAAGGCTGAAATTCTGCTGTTGCAGGTATGGCGTATCGCCGCCCGGTTTCGGTGGTAGGCCGACCGTTGCGCGTGCCTCGTTGGGTGCCATGTAGCCAGCGCCCACCGCTTGTGCGTTTGCTGCATGCCGGGCAGTCTCGTCCATGCGCATAAGACCAGTAAGGTCGAAACGCAGACCCGCGAGGTCAGGCACTGAGAAGGCGTCGTCTAGCAGTTGCTCCACGGCCTCTAGGTAGTACTGCAAGCAATCCGAGTAGTACATAGACTCGTAGATTGCCGAGCTATTGGCGGTGCGTGCGCCTGTGTCTAGGCCGATCTTATGGCCAGGGACATGGAAGCATCGCGCTACGTCCTCGGCAGTCCATTTAAGCTGCTCGATAGTCTGTGCATCGGCGCCCGTCATGGTCATAGCCGAGTACTTGAGGTCGTCGCCTGCCACCAGTAGCTTGCCCGCATTGTTCCCGCTGTAGCCCTGTTCAATCTGCTGCTTGAGGCGTGCTGCCGTAGCGTCCGAGATTGCGCCCGGGGCAGAGAGGATGCCGGAGGGCCGTGCAGCGTTCGAGAAGAAGGCAGCAGAGTTGGTCGAGATCGCGCTAGCCAGCGTCGCAGAGGCTGCGCACGCCGCAATAGGAGTCATACCGATAAGCGGATGCCACGATGTAATGCCCCGGTCGTGGATAACGTCACGAGCAGGGAACACTACAGACTCCATCGGACTCACTTGCAGCGGTGACACTGTGCATTGATAGAACACCGAGCCGTCCGGAGCCACGAGAGGCACGACGTAACGCGGATTTAACACGTCCATCTGCACGACAGCGCCCGAGGAATTGCGGGAGAGCAGGATGTACGCGTTACCGTACGTGAGCTTGCTACTCAACCAATTCTTGAAGAACTGGAGCCGCGTTTGATACGGGTTAGGCTTGCGTAGCACGCCCGTGAATCGCGGGGCGCTGTACTCCTGCCACACGCCATCCTGCAAGCGCACAGCCTTGATTCTTAGCTTGGCAACGTCCGAGCTAATCAGGTCTACGCAAGAGAACACCGCCGACGAAGCAAGCATCCCGTCTCGCGTGACTAGCGTTTGGTTTTGCTGCCATGCGCCTGTGAAGGGCTCTTTGACGAAGCCCGCAGCGCCGGGTGCTCCGATAGCTACCGCACCCGTAGCGGCCTTCGGGCGCTTCCGGGACTGTAGGAATCCGAGCAACCCCATTAACTAGCCCCTTGAGGCTTGCGGGCGCGCTTCGGTTTGTCCTCTACGACCTCACAGAGACCGAGCAGGACGAAGTAGTTAGCTAGTTCGGTGTCGAATTCTCGTTCGTCACCTGCTTGCATGGGTACGAGCAAATCCACATACCGGAGCGCTCGCACCGTAGTTTTGTTACTGATAAGGAAAGCCCTCCGGTATAGAGAAAGAAAAGCCCCGCCGTAGCGGGGCCGAGTTACTGCGGAGGATTACGAGCCGTACGATGCGCCCGAAATGTACTGAGCGCACAGGCCGGGGCGGCGCGATTGCCAGTTGATGAACTGGCCGATCTTCACGGCAACCATGTTGTTTTGGAACATGGAGACCGGTTGAGCCGAGGTCGCGCCAGCCGGGTTGCTGTCCATGATGATGGACGCTTCCGTGCTGATGTCGATGTCCGGGCCTGCGTCTTCCGACAGGTAAATTTCGTCCGGCACAATCAGGACGATCACGTTGCCCGAAAGGTTGTTCGACGTGAGGACCGGGTAGCCTTCCAGCGTGCCGCCGTCCTTGTCGAGGTCAGGGAAATACTTATTGCCCAGGGCGTTACGCATTGCGCCGATAGCGCGAGCACGTGCCGGCGACATGAGCAGGTAAGCGCCCGAGAGGTCGACGTTAGCCGCGATCAGCGGGGCATCCAGTTTCTGAATATCCGCAATCAGGCTAAGGGCGTCGTTACCCGAGGCAGTGACGGCGGTAACGCCATTCAGCATACCGGCCGGAGACACGTTCGCCACAGCGGCGTTAGTCGACAGGAAGGACAGGTCGAGGCCCTTTGCCAGTGCCTTGAGCATGTCAGCCTGTACCAGAGCTTCCGCAGCCGGATTAGAGAAGCGGATGAGTTCGTCTGACATAACGGCGATGCCGTACGCCTTGGCCCACGTCAGGAAAATCTTGTCGAAGCCTGCCGACGTAACCGCAGCCGGATTTGCCTCGCCGACCCAGCCGGTCGAAGTACCTTGCGTATGAGACGAGATGCGGACGTTAAACGGAGCCTTGCGGAGGTTCAGGCGGCCAAGGATGGTCTTCGGGTACAGCAACTCAATAAAGTCGCCCGCGTACTGTTCCGGATAGATCAGGTTGCCAGCCCACGCAGCGACCGTCGTGGTGCCAGCCGATACGGCGGCCTTCACAATGCCGTTGACCACAGCGTCATCTTTGTAGTGCGTTTCGGCCAGCGTCTTAGCGAGCGGGAGATTGCCCTTAGCCTTCGCCAGCACCATTGCAGTACGCGTGAACGCCGAGCCCTGCGGAGCGTTGGTCTTCACGGTGATACGCGCATTGTCCGGAACGGTGACGCCCTCGGCGGTCGGCACGACTACTGCGGTTGCTGCGATGCTCTTTTCGGTCTCCTTCAGGAGCGCCAGCTTCGACTCTGCCGAGGCGATTTCTTTTGCAATCGCGTTGGCTTGGCCGACTTCTTCATCGGTGATTTCTGCGCCCTTTGCGACGACCAAGGCGTTACGCGCGGAGGTCTTTTCGGCAATCTGTGCTTGCAGGGCCTTGATTTGTTCGGAAATGGTCAATGCGATCCTTATTGGAGGAAGTGGGAGACAGGGAGAAGCAGGGCGCGGACGCGCGGCGCTTCGGGTTGGGCTTCCGGGGCTGCTTCGCTGCCTTCCGGTTGCTGCGTGGGCGGGTCCTCGCCCGGTACTTCCGCCGACGCGCCCGCGTCGTCGTTAAGTTCTTGCAGGCTCTTGAAAGCCGTAATCACGGCCTCGGGATTGCAGGGGATGGTGACGAGCGATAGCTCGTGTACTTCCGCTTTCGTGAAGTCCAGACCGCCCGCTGGGTTAGCCTCGTACTCCTGGGGAGAGAAGCCGATAGATACGCCCTTGATTAGCTTGGCCTTGACGCTATGCCACGCCTCGTCTGTCCGGTCCTTTACGGTGCCGGGTTCGTCCACCTTGGCTACCTTTGCCTTGAATGGCAGGCCCTTGAGAGTGGGTGCGCCAAAGGTTGCGGTACCGACCGGCTCTGCGTGCTTGTGGTGCAGCAGTAGCGGGACCTCTTTTGCGAACGTGAGGCCCAGCGGTTTAATGCTGTCCTTCACGCGGTCGAGGGTGGGCGTCGATGCAATGCCCTCAATTTCTCGGGCTTCCTCGTCAATGCCTTTGATGACGATGGCTGAGAACGCCTTAACGGTCATGTGTCAGAGAATGAATAGTTGGTATGTCCTCTCGGGTTCAACATCGCTGGCAGCAAGGACAGTCGCGCCGAATGCCATAGCCAGGGCTACGAGCCCGTCGATACGGCCCGTTGCTTTCTGCTTGTCTAGCTTTCGGTTTCCGCTTGGGTCTTTGCTCGTGATCGCGTTAGCTGCGCACATCGTTAGTACGGGGTTGTTGTCGTGCCAGACGCGCCCGTTGACTAGCTCCGACTCCAGCGCATCGAGCGCGGGGGAAAAATCCTTGTAGCCCTGCCCGTGGGGGACGAGCGGCAACAGGCCGCCATCCTTCGCGGACGTGTCGGCATCGATGCCCAGGTCTTTGAATTCCTTCTTAAGGAGGTCGATGCGCCAGCGGTCATAGGCGATGCTGTGCACGTTCAAGCCGTCGCAGATTTCCAGAATGTCGCGGGCTACGTACTCGTAGTCGACAGTGCGGCCCGGCGTTGTTCTGAGGTAGCCCTGTTCTGCCCACACGTCGTACGGGCTGCGGTCACGTTTCGCGCGGTCGCGCAGGCCCTCGGCAGGCGTCCAGAAGTACGACCGAGCAACCCACTTGCCACCTACCTTGCCAATCAGCACGAGGGCTGTAAGGTCGGTGCGGCTTGAGAGGTCGAGACCGCCGAACACCTGTGTATCCGCATCGAATGCCTGGGGCTCACCAGCACACGACAGCCACACGTCCCGAGATACGAACGGAGCGACAGTCGATACGCGCTGATTAAGAATCAGGTTACGGAACGTGTTTTCGACCGAGGGCATGCGCATAGCCTGCTTGGCCTGTTCCTCCACGTCCTTAAGACTACGGAAGACGCCGAGAGCGGGGTTAGCTGCTGCCCAACCGTCACGATCCATAAGGCCCGCATCCTGGGGCGCCGCGTACAGCCGACAGACAATGTGCGGGTCTTTGCTGCTGATCGCGTCGTCAATCCATACCGAGAGCAAATCCGCATCGTTGGCGGCCTGCGTCGAGATTGCGATAAGCAGCGGTTCGGCGTGCGCACCTTGCGACGTGGTTACAGCGTCGATAAAGTCGTCTTGCGGGCCGCGAATCTGGCCTATCTCGTCAAGGATGGCGAGGACCGGGGACAGCCCATGCGTGGTCTTTGCTTCCGCCGATAGCGCCTTGTATTCGACGTTGAGCGGTAGCCCGATGAGCTTTTTACCCGAGGGATTGATGCGGACTAGGGGCGCAATCTCTGGCGAGAGTTGCACCATCTTGGCCGCGAGGTTGAACACTAGGCCAGCCTGATCACGCGACATGGCGCCGCTGACAATCTGGCTGTTTAGCTTGGCTTCCGGGCCGATGAGGTGGGCCAGGAGAATGCACGCGATTACCGCGCTCTTGCCGTTCTTCCGGGCAATGCTGAGATACGCGCGCCGCGTCCCGTGCGGGTTGTCGTAGACCGCGAGAATAAACTCCCGCTGGAACTCTTCAAACCGGATGGGCTGGCCGACTAACGCGCCCTCGGGTACACGTAGATACCGCTCGCAGAACGCAATTACTCGCTCTCCGCGTGTCTGCGGGATGGTTGCCTTGCGTGGACCTGGGCCTTGTACAGGCCGGGTCCTCACTGAAGCGTCAGGCCAGGAATAAGGGAGGCCCCCTCGGAGGCCATGGCAGCCCCTACAGCGCCGCGTTGTTGCTGTTCTGTACCCAGCTTGTTACCTGCGTCCCTGGAGCGCCCTTGCGTCGCTTCTGCGTGCACATGGAGGCATCGGGAGAGGGCCACCGCGCGACGCGATAGGGTTTCTAGGAGCGCATGCCGGGGATTGGCTACGGGAGTACCCCGCGCGTTCTCCAGTACGTCGCCCTCGTCGTAAATCTCTGTGTGCAGCCGTTCAATGTCGGCTTGGGTGCGGGCCAGATTCGCCGCAAAGGCTAGGTCTGCATCGTTCCATGTGTCAGCCGCTCGGGCCTGGACAATGGCATTCCAGAAGGGGAAATCTTCGTCCCGCAGCCGGATATGGGCCGGGGGCTGAATCGGGCCAGAGATGGCCGCTTGTGTGGCTGCTACGGCTTGCGTAGTGCTATCTGAACGCTTGCGCGCCATAGACCTCCTAATATTGGGCTACGCGTATATACGCGCGTGCACAAGTGGACTTAGGCCAGGGACCGCCTATAGCAGTTGAGGTTGCCCCTGAAGAATGTCTCCCTTGCTGAGGGTTCAAACTTGAGCAAGGAGGTACAGAAATGGGTAATCCGAGAGCGCGGTACACGTTGGAGTTCAAGCTGGAGGCGGTGCGGATGGTCAAGGGTGGGCAGAGCCTAGCGGCGGTAGCCAAGATTCTGGACATCAGGCCGCAGACGCTGCACAACTGGATCAAGGCCGAGCAGCAAGGCCGCCTGGGCGGCGCTGGCAGCCCGGCGGTCAGCGCGGAGCAGATGGAAATCGCACGGCTGAAGGCGGAGCTAGCCCGCGCGGGCTAGCTCCGCCTTCAGCCGTGCGATTTCCATCTGCTCCGCGCTGACCGCCGGGCTGCCAGCGCCGCCCAGGCGGCCTTGCTGCTCGGCCTTGATCCAGTTGTGCAGCGTCTGCGGCCTGATGTCCAGAATCTTGGCTACCGCCGCTAGGCTCTGCCCACCCTTGACCATCCGCACCGCCTCCAGCTTGAACTCCAACGTGTACCGCGCTCTCGGATTACCCATTTCTGTACCTCCTTGCTCAAGTTTGAACCCTCAGCAAGGGAGACATTCTTCAGGGGCAACCTCAGTTGACGGCCCGAGAAATCCAGAGCCGAAGCTAGCGTGAACTCTACTTGTACATTGGTCTCGCTGGTCTTCTGCTCCACGATCCACAATTCAATGGGCATGTGTGCTGTCGGATCGGCGCCGGGTTGCCCGTCGAGATACTGGGCTAGTGTCCGATGCCTACGCACCTTTGCACCCGCGAGGTCGGCGAGGGAGATGCACAGAGACGAGACGGAACCGTCAACGTTCGCAACGGTGAGAGTTGGTGCGGGCTGTGAAGCGCTGCCGGAACGCTCGAAGCCCTGCGCAGTAATGGGCCAGGGTGAGAACTCCGCGCCTTGCCACGTAATGGCCCCACTCTGCAAATGCGCGTGAAAGCGGAGAACATCCCCGCCGATGGTCGTACAGTCAACCTCGAATAGCTCAACAAGTGCGCCGGGTTCAAGCTGTTGTACGTCTTCTGTGATGGGCATTGACCTCCTACGTTAAAGCGACTAGGCGTATTCCCATACAATGAAAATGCCTGCCGAGCCGGCCCCACCCTGCGGCGCGATGCCGCTGTTTACGCCTGCTGCGCCGCCGCCGCCTGCGCCGTGACCGGAGGCGTTACCGCCGTTAGAGACGCTGGTCCCGCCGTTGTAAACCACGTTATTTCCCCCAGCGCCGTAAGGCCCGCTAGCGCCTTTTCCTGATCTAGGCGAGGAGCCTGAAAGGGCTACCCCGTCTTCGCCCGTGTATCCGTTCGAGCCGGCTACGTTCGTGCCCGATGGAGCTGCGCCACCGGTACCGCCACCTGCCAAAGCCGCCGCACTGGTAGTAGAGCCACCCGCTGCACCTCCGCTACCTCCGGGAAGAACGAGGACAGAGCCAAAACTACTTTGACCTCCATTGCCTCCCGCTGCGCCGCCTGCACCCGGGGCACCGCCCGCACCGATTGTCACGGTTACGTTGGCAAAGTTCGCCCCTGTAATGAAGGCGCTGCCCCATGCACCACAACCTCCGCCTGCCCCCGCAGAACAGGCTCCCGAAGCGATCGCAGAACCGCCGCCGGCGCCGCCGCCCCCGCAGCCTTCGACAAAGTACGCAGTAGTCCTAGGATCAAATGCGAACGTGCCCGAGGGCGTGATTACGGTTCGCCTTATCAGCGCCCCCTTCGCGTAACTGCCTGCTGCCGAAGCGCCATTTACTCGTGCGTCAGCAGCAGTTGAAGCCACCGTCTGCACAAAAGCAGTTGAAGCGCCTTTAGCGGAGTTATCGTCGGCGGGTGCAGTAGGGAACGTCGGTGCCTGGGTAAATGCAACAACCCCCGTACTACGCGAGATCAGTAGGACGCTATCGATAAAGGCGCCAGCGTCTGAGTAGCGGTCGATAGAGAAATTAGTCCCTGCATTCGATCCACTCTCGGCAACGCTGTTGCCCAGTAGACGCCAACGTAACGAGCCTGCCGTGTAGAAGCTAAAACTGCGATTCGTTCCTGCCGCGTTGTCTGCAATAACCGCGTTTGCTTTTAGATTTACAGCCGCTACGTCTCCCGTAAATACGGCTCCTGACAATGAGGTTGCCCCTGAAGAATGTCTCCCTTGCTGAGGGTTCAAACTTGAGCAAGGAGGTACAGAAATGGGTAATCCGAGAGCGCGGTACACGTTGGAGTTCAAGCTGGAGGCGGTGCGGATGGTCAAGGGTGGGCAGAGCCTAGCGGCGGTAGCCAAGATTCTGGACAT